CAAACATTGAACTTGATATTATTAATCATCTTGAAAGCACGGATAGAACATGGATGAATTTTGTTGCAAATAACCCGGCAGCGTATGGAGAAGGCACCGATATTGAATTCTTAGCTAGACTGTGCGCTCAGGGGGGCGAGGTTATTGGTCAAACCATCTTTGGAACAGTTGCGTAAATCCTTATAAATAAATATCATGACAAAGGCATTCGCAATAGAAGACGGTAACCAAGGATCAGCAAGTATTGCTGTTGCTAAAACTCGTCTGTATAAAGATATCGATCTAACCTTTAGCGTTAAGGCGTCTGGAGAGATCTATAAAAAAATAGATGCCGCCGCAGTTAGACAAGCATTAAAGAATTTAATTCTAACTAATAGGTACGAAAAACCTTTCCAACCAAACTTTGGAGGGGATTTAACATCTCTAATGTTTGAGATGAACACAAGTCTTACTGGTTATAGAATTAGAGATAGAATTATATCACAAATAGAAACGTATGAACCACGAGCTAAAATAAGAAAATTAATAACTACTCCTATGGTTGATACTAATGACCTGATGGTATATTTAGAAGCGGTTGTACAAAACGAATCACGAACAATCGTAACAATAGAAACCCCAGTATCAAGGTTAAGATAAAATGGCTACAACAATAAAATCGACAGAATTAGATCACGGAACAATTAAAAATAATTTAAAGACTTATTTCAGTTCACTGGATGAGTTTTCTGATTATGATTTCGAAGCGTCAGGTCTAAGTAACATCCTTGATGTCTTAGCTTATAATACCCATTACAATGCCTTGGTAGCTAACTTTTCATTGAATGAAGCTTATCTTGGGACAGCACAACTAAGACCTTCTGTTGTTTCTATTGCAGAATCGTTAGGATATATTCCCGACTCCATCACAACAAGTCGGGCTACTGTAACCCTTTCAATTACATTACCAAGCTCGGTGACCCATCCTGCTACTATCCAAATCAATAACGGTAAAACATTTGCCGCTGCAGTAGATGATCAAACTTATACGTTCCAAACACTTGAAGATCTCGAAGGTGCTAATGATGGAACTGGGTTTTATCAATTCAAGACGTTGTCTGGTGATCAAAATATTTTAGTATATCAAGGAACGTTAAAGAGTAAAACCTTCTTGGTAGGGCCGTATGAAGAAAATCTGGTTTATGTTATTCCAGATCCAGCAATGGATATAGAGACAGCTACTATTAAGGTATACGATTCAACAACGGGCACTTCATATGTAACTTATACATCTATTCTAAAAGCTGCTACTATTGATGCAAATTCACGGATTTATATTCTTAAAGAATCACCAAATGGATATTTTGAATTAACGTTTGGTGATGGTAATACATTAGGTAACACCCCTCAAGCTGGTAATAAGATTGTTGTAGAATATTTACAATCAAAATCAGCTGCTGCAAATGCAGCTAAAGTGTTTACTCCAGGGACTGGTATAGTAGTCGATGGAGTCACGTATGCCTTGACTACCACTACTGTTTCAAAATCAGCAAGTGGTCAAGATAAGGAAACTTTAGAATCTATTAGAAAGAACGCACCGTTCCAATACGCTACTCAGAATAGAATGGTTACATCTAAAGATTATTCTGCTCTCGTACTAAGAAACTATTCACAGCTTATAACAGACATCAATGCATGGGGCGGTGAAGATAATCCCTCTCCTAAGTTTGGTACTACATTTCTATCAATTAGATTTAATGCAGACGTAAGTGCGGCCACTGTGCTAGCTACTAAAACTTCTATTACATCGTTAGCTAAAGATCTAGGTGTTATATCTTTTGATGTAGACTTTACAGATCCAGTGTATACGTATGTTGAAGGTGATGTATTCTTTAGGTTTAATGATAAGCTAACATCCTTCTCTAAAAATACAGTTGAGTCTAGTGTTAGAACAAAAGTTGCTAATTATTTTACAACAGCTGTCGGATCATTTGAACAACCGTTTAGGAGATCTAATCTATTAACGGATATAGATGATGTTGAGGTAGCTGTGTTATCTTCAAGAGCTGATATTAGATTAAATCAAAGACTGACACCACAATTATCAGCTAAGAGGGATTACACATTAACATTCCCATCTCCAATATCAATACCTGATGATGTAAATTACATTATATCATCTACTAACTTTGTGTATGCTGGAAAAACGTGTAAGATACAAAATAGATTAAGTACATCGATATTAGAAGTAATAGATGTAACTTCACAAGATGTACTTATCGATAATCTAGGTGAATACACAACAGCTGGAGTAGTTAAGATTGTAGGATTTACTCCTACAACTATTACATCAGGTGATACATATATTAAGATTGTGGTTACACCATCTAATCAAAGTGCAGTGGAACCTGTACGTAATGACATATTGCTGTACGATGATACAAGAACGGTTGTTAGAGCAGTTACAACAACCTCTACCACCTAGGAAGTATAATGGCCCATACTGGAATACTAGATAAGAAAAGGAGCAATTTTCTTTTACCTGAATATAGGGTAAAGGAAGTTCTACCTGACTACTTCCAGGAATCGTATCCCAAGCTAGTAAACTTTCTTGAAAAGTATTATGACTTTGAAACCCTTGTGGATTCTCCAAGTCATCTATTAAACCATCTCAATCCTCTAAAGGATGTTGTTAGTGTTGATGCAACACTGTTACAATACATTGAAGATGAGTTGCTACTTGGCCAATCATATTTTCAAGGATTTCCGGATAGACGAACAGCTGCTATGTTCGCACACATTTTATATAAGTCTAAAGGAACTAAATTTTCAGTACAACAGTTCTTTAGGATGTTTTACAATACAGATGCCGATGTAGTATATACAAAACAGTTTATGTTTTTACTTAACGACTCTGCTTCTGGTATTGGCCCTAACTCGCAAAGGTTTATTGTTGATGATAAATTATATCAAACATACGCTTTGTTAATTAAGATAGGGTTTGCAACATCTGATTGGCAAGATTTATATAAACTGTTTGTACATCCGGCTGGGATGTATTTAGGTGCTGAGGTACAGATTGTATCTGATATTTCGTTAGCAATCCAATCACCAGATGCTCTTGAGGGTGCAGTTGAACCTTATGCAATTGGCGGACTTGCGGCGGCCATACCTACACCGTACACAGAGATGACTGGTATACTATCATTTGATTCATCTGGATCGGTTAGCCAGATTAGAACTAATCTGGTAGATCTTCAATCTACTATTGCAGCTTACTCAGATTCGAGTTGGACTATATCTAGATTAGCTAAACAATACTCAAATCTTAGAGAGATTACACAAGCTACATCACCAACGTTTGATGAAGATACAATTGGTGCGTTGCTGGGTGATTCAAGTGGTATTGACTTTAGTAACGTTGTTGAGACAATGGATCAGGAAAGAAATTACTGGTGGTCTACAGACAGCGCAACTTATCTTGGACAAATCGTAGCAAGAGACGATTCGTCTGAGTAATTCTGTTATAAATAAATCATACAATATAGGGTTTTAATAAATGGCACGGCAAACAATTAGTAGAGGCACAGCAGCAAATGATGGTAGTGGCGACACACTGCGTTCTGCTGGTGCAAAGATAAACGATAATTTCGGTGAAATCTACAACCTGTTGGGTGGAGATTCTGATAACTTTGCCTCTAACATTTCTTTTACTGATTCTGCTGTTTCATTTGTAGACAGTGCGTATTCAACTCTATTAAAGACACACGTATCAGGTAATCGTACAATTACATTACCAGATGCTACAACCACACTAGTTGGTACCAATACAACACAAACATTAACTAACAAAACCTTAACTGGCCCAACTTTAACTAGCGCAATATTAACTACTCCACAGATCAATGATACATCATCAGATCATCAATATGTAATCGCGGTAAGCGAATTGGTGGCTGATAGAACAGTTACGTTACCTGTACTTGGTGCAGCTGATACATTTGTATTTAAAACTCATGCTGATACACTTTAATAAGACGTTAGTAAGACCTATCATTCAGGGATACATTGACGATTCCGCAGGCAACGTTGTATTAGATGTACAATCAACTGGTTCAGCTGTCAACTACTTAAAGGTAGCTAATGCTGCAACTAGTGGGGCTGTTGTAGTATCGACAGGTGGTACAGATACAGATGTGGATCTGTCCTTGCAGCCGCAAGGAGCTGGATCATCTAAAATTAATAAAGTAGTAGTTAACTCTAGTACTATTACAGCAAATGGTACGGCTTCGGCTAACCACACTTTCATTATAGGTAGTAAAGGAAGTGCTCTTGCAGTAGTCTTAGCGGACGGTACAACGGCCGGTGAACAAAAATATTTTGTCAATATAGGGGCAGGAGCTATGACGGTTACTCCAGCAAATTTTGGTCAAGGCACGAGCTTTGCTCTTGCACAACATGATGGATGCACTGCTATCTGGCAAGGTACCAATTGGTACTTAGTTGGAAATCAGGGTGAAGTAACCATAGCATAATAGGAATAAAACATGGCAGCTACAGTAACATATAAATTAAAGAAACAACTAGCTCAGGAGTTGTTGAACGACATCATTGACTCAGCTAGCGCTATTTACTATCCTGGTATAGGTAGATCAGAAGATTGGAATGCTTCGGACGCTGCACCCACTCCAGTTAATAATGAGCGGAATGCCAGAAATGCGTTACTATCCATGCAATCTGTAAAACGAATTACGGATTACACATTTACTATTCCTAGGTACAATTGGTCAACTGGAACAACATACACTGCGTATGATGATAACATAGCCAACATTACTGATAATAAATACTATGTGTTAACAGATCAGAATGCGGTTTACCTTTGTGTGAATAATGCTAAAGACACAAACGGTGTAGCACAAACTTCAACAGTTAAACCAACCGGTACACCTAATAAAGCGTTTACCACATCTGATGGTTATACGTGGAAGTTTCTATATTCATTAGGCGCATTAGATGCAACTAAGTTCTTGGCTGCTAATTACATGCCAGTTGAATTCTTTGACTCAGCTCAAATTACTGCCGTATCAACAGTACAAGAAACTCAACAAGCTATGATTAGTCACGCTGCGATAGGTGGTCAAATTTCATCTATCATTATGACAGCTAACGGATCAGGATACACTTCTAATCCAACAGTAGCAATTGTTGGTAATGGTTCTAGTGCAGCTGCAACAGTTTCAGCTAGAACCGGTAATCAAATTAATAATATTGAAATGACCAACGATTCCTCAGCGTTAGGATCTGGATATACTAAAGCGTATATTAAGATTACTGGTGGTGGTGGAACAGGAGCTAAGGCTAGAGCAGTTATTACTCCCAAGCTAGGCCTTGGAAATGATCCAAGAGACGAGCTCAGGTCTACCGCTATTATGTTTAACACTAAGCCAGATGGTTTAGAAAATAACGACTTTATCATCGGTAATGATTTTAGACAAGTGTCCCTACTAAAGAATCCACTAATTGCTGATTCATCTGGATCGTTTGAAGGCGCTTCTGGAATGGTACTAAGGAGACTCAATTTGACTGCAGGCCATAGTGGTTTTGCTGTGGATCAAGTTGTTGTAGGTGGAACATCTGGTGCTAAAGGATTTGTCGACTATCTTGATGATTCAAATCACGCTTACTATCATGGTGCTGACTCAGATGGATTCTTGGTACCGTTTACTAATGGCGAAACTTTAACAACAGTACCAGCTGGTGGTACAGGCACCCTTTTTCAGGACTCTTCACAAGATGTTGAGCCTTTAAGCGGTGATGTATTGTATATAGATAATAGAGCAGCTGTCATAAGATCGGCTTCTCAAGCTGAAGATATAAAAATAATTGTGCAGGTCTAGGATAATCAATGGCAACGTTTAATAAAAATGTTTTCTCGTCTACATATAGAGACGACTATGCTGATAGTGATAATTACTATCGCGTATTGTTTAACGCTGGTAAATCTCTTCAAGCTAGAGAATTAACACAACTTCAAACAATTATTCAAGGCGAGATATCTCGTTTTGGATATAATATTTTTAAAGACGGATCAGCTGTTAATCCAGGTGGGCCTACGCTGAATTCAGCTTATGAATTTGTAAAATTAAATACTTCTAGTAATGTTCTACCAGCAGATACTTCTACTTTAATAGATGCAGTATTTACAGGTGGTACCAGTACTGTACAATTTAAAGTACTTCAAGTAGTTGTAGCTACAGGATCAGATCCCGATACCATCTATGGTAAGTATGTAAGTACATCAGGTGGTACGGCTGGCGCTAATCCAGTAAGATTAACCCCTGGCGAAACTATTACGAGCGGGGCTATCACGCTAACCGTTCAAACAACGAACACTACTGCAAACCCTGCTGTAGGGACAGGTGTTCAAATTTCTAATGCAAAGGGAGACTTCTTTGTATTAGGTAGATTTGTATTTGTAGCTGGACAATCGATTCTTTTATCGAAGTATACAAATACCGTATCTGCAGCTAATGTTGGATTTAAAGTAACTCAAGATATTGTTACTGAATCTAATAGTGATAAGTTGTATGATAATACAGGATCAAATCCAAATCTATCTTCACCAGGTGCACACAGATATCGCATTGTGTTAACTCTTATTGAAGAAGCAGACGTTGCCTCTAGTGATATGTTTGTGTTCTATTGTAAAATACAAAACACCAAAATTGTTCTTGATGTAAAAGACGACACTAATAATTATAACATTATTGGTGACGAACTAGCTAAAAGGACTTTTGAAGAATCAGGTAACTATATTGTAAAACCGTTTAAGGTGAATATAGAAAATACCGATTCTGATGCCTTTAAAGTAAACGTAAGCTCTGGCCTTGGATATATCAACGGTTATAGAGCATATCATCCACAGACTACTTCTATCATTTCAACTAAACCAACTGCGTTTGAGACAGTTAATAATCAAAATATACCTGCTGTATTTGGCAACTATGTTTTATTCGATAGTGCAGATGGTTTACCTAGGGTTGACCTATTTGATTCTGCAGATATTCTATCTTCGCAAACGTATGCAGCTGCTAATAAGATTGGTAAAGCTAGGATTCGATCTATAGAAGCAGATGGATCAAATTATAGAGCATATCTATTTGATGTTAAGCTAAGGGACGGAAAAAGTTTTAGAAATGCTAGAGCTATTGGTAACGCTACCACTAATAAGGTTCATTTACTACGACCTGGTGGAACAACATCCATAAAAGAGCCAGCTGAAAACAATTTACTATTTGATCTTCCAAGAACTAGACCACAATCTATTTCTGATATTTCCTTAACCGTACAAAGATATCATTCATTAGCTTTGAACGCAAGCGGCGTAGGTACGTTTACCTTAACTGCAGCTGGTGAGACATTCACAGATAACACAAGCTGGGTTATGTCTAACACTACAGGACTTATTGTTACTCCTGATGTTACACCAACAGGTGCTGGTACTCAATCATCAACTATTACAGATGCCTCTCAAGCTAATAACACCATTGATGTATTATATTACGTTAATGTTGGTACTGGTGCTGTTAAGACTAAAAGTCTAACAGAGACTACTGTAACAAGAACGTTAACTGTCGATTCAGATGGTACATACCTTGATCTAGCTAAAGCTGATATACTGGAAGTAACAAGAATACGACTTGGAGATAGTGCAGGCGTAGACCTCACATCTTCATTTACAGTTGATAATGGACAGAGAGACAATTACTACGGTAATGGTCGTTTACTATTAAATCCGGGAGCATCTGTTTCTGGTAATGTATTTGCACGAATCAAATACTTTGCTCATGGTAGTACTGGTAACTTCTTTGGAGTTAATTCATACACAGGTCAAGTAGACTACGACGCGATTCCTAATCATCGTTTAGCTAATGGTACGTTAGTCAATCTTCGGGATGTAGTAGATTTTAGACCTACAGTAGATTCAGGTGGTGAGAACTATACTGGAACTAATGGGCAAGTTATTAATATACCTCAGAACACAGATGCTATACAAGCTGACGTTAGTTACTATCTGGGTCGCGCAGACGTTTTAACACTAAGTGAAGAAGGTGTTGTCGAACTAACAACTGGGCAACCAGCGGTTAATCCTCAATTCCCAACTACACCAAGTAACGTTTTACCGATCTATCAAATTAACATGGGCCCTAATACCCTAGATTATCAAGACGCTCAATTAAAACAGTTGAAGTATAAGCACTTTAAGATGGCTGATATTGCTCGTTTAGAAGAAAGATTAAACTCTCTTAAAGAAACAACAGCTCTGTCACTATTAGAATTAGATACAAAGAATTTAGATGTCCTAGATGCAGCTGGTGCTAATAGAACAAAAGCTGGATTCTTAGTTGATAACTTTAAGGGCTTTGGTTCTTCTGCTATCGATCTTAGTGAATACAGAGCTTCTATAGATTTGGCACAGGGGTTGTTGAAACCTCGTCAAAGCTCAAACGATATTCAGTTTAATTATAGCTCAGGTCTTTCAACCAACACAGTTAAGAAAGGAGATGTTCTTCTTCTTAATTATTCAGAGGCTGATTACCTACAACAAGGTTTGTCCTCATGGTATGAGAACATCAATCCATTTAATGTCGTTACTAATAAAGGCGTACTAACACTATCGCCTGCTTCAGACAACTGGAAGTCAGAGATAGCAGCTGACCCGTTATTTCCTCTTCCAATTCAAACTATACCAAGTGATCCATCATTAATTGCTAATGAATGGGAAAGTCATTGGGCTGGTGTTGACTTTGATACAGTAAGTGCGGGTGATGTAGTTGGTACTGACATTGGTAGTACCACCGTTGGTAATAGAACCACTACTACAACATCAGATTTAGTAATAACAAGTATTGAAAATGTCACAGAGTCATTAGGGAACACAGTACTTAATACTGTATCGTTGCCTAATATGAGGTCAAGAAAAGTATACTTTGAGGCCCACAATCTTTCACCTACAACAAGGTACTTCCCATTCTTTGCTGGTACAGATGTTTCATCTTGGGTGAAGAGTGAAACTTTTGTACAAATTTCAGATGCTAGTGACGTAGATAAAGATCCTGGTAATCAATTCTCTGCTGCTACTAGTCACCCAAGTACAGCTTCCACTTTAACATCTAATGCAGATGGTTATTTGTCAGGTTCGTTCTTCGTACCTGATACAACAGCTGTAAGTTTCAAATCAGGTGAAGGTGAGTTCAAACTATTAGATATTAATAGAAACGATGATGAGTTAGCTACTAGTATTGCAAGAGCTACTTTTTCATCTAAAGGTGTACTTGAGACGGTACAAGAGTCGTTCCAGGTAATACGAAAAGTTGAAGTAGATACTAATACTACGAGGTCGACATCTTTCGTGGCCAATTGGGATCCTCTAGCACAAACATTTAGGGTTACTGAAGATGATGGTATATTCCTAACTAAGGTTAGAGTATACTTCAAAATTAAAGACACTTCAGGGCCTGTTATTTGTCAAATTAGACCAGTGGTTAATGGACATCCGGATTCTAGTGTGATTAGAACATCAGTTATTAAGAATGCTAGTGCAATTACTTCACAGACGCATCCTACTACTGCAGCAGCTAATTATACAGAGAACCTAACAAACATCCTAGCTAATGGTACAGATTTCACGTTTACTGAGCCTGTCTATCTATCGGGTGGAACTGAATACGCGATTGTTCTTGTATCGGATTCTAATAAGTTTAATGTATACACCGCAACTACAGGAGACTTTGTAATAGGGTCTACTGAGAAATCTATTACAACTCAACCTTCATTAGGCTCATTGTTTAAATCACAAAACGGATCTACTTGGGAACCAAGTCAGAAACAAGACTTAATGTATAAGACATTCAAGTGTGCATTTAATACTTCTGGTTCAGCTGTGTTACAAAATGTTAATGTACCATTAGCTAAGAGCAGAGCCTCAGACGCTATTGTTACTACAGCAACTGATGCAACGATTAGAGCTAGGTATCCACATCACGGCTTGCTCGTAAGTGATAGAGTAAGAGTTCTTGGACTCGATTCTGCTACCTCGTATGGTGGTATGAAGGGATCTAGTATTGTTGGAACTCGAGTTGTTACTGGAGTTGATGATGAACAATTTACATTTGAAGCAGATTCAGCGGCAGACTCCGATGGCTTCCACGGTGGATCTCTTGTAAGGTTTGATAGGAACTATAAGTTCGGTCAAACGTATCCAAATATACAGAGTATTGTACCACGCGGAGCATCATTAAATGCAGCTGCGGTATTCCACACTTCTAAGTCATTAGCGGGAACCGAGACAGCTTATACAGCATTAGCATCCACACCGTTAAGATTGAGAAAGAATAATGTGTTCGATACTGTTAGAGGTATATTCTCCCCAACTATGGAAACACATGCGAGTGGATTGAATGGTGGTAAATCAGCTGCTATAACTCTTACCTTGGCTACTACTAATACAGATGTATCCCCTGTTATAGATTTACAAAGAGCATCCTTAATTGTTACAGATAATATTATCGATGATCAAGATACTGTTAATCCTATTATAGAAACAGCAGAAACTATTGCAACAGCTGGTACACATGCTGCTAAGCATATTACTAAACCAATTACACTAGCAGAAGGCGCAACAGGAATTAAAGTACTGATTGCAGTTAATAGACCTTCAGCAGCTGGAATTAAATTATATTACAGAGTAGCAGAAGATGGGGTAAACCTTAATGATACAGCTTGGGTATTGAAACCAGTTGAATCAACAATAGCTGCAGATGATAATAGAAACGTGTTTAGAGAGTATGAGTATGTAATCGGTGGCGAGAGTGGTACTCTTGATGAATTTACACAATTCCAATTAAAGATTGTTATGACAAGTACAAACCAAGCTAGAGTACCGGTGATCAGAGATCTAAGAGCTATAGCATTGGTGGACTAATGTGATACCAGTAGAAGAACACGCTGGACTTGCTAGAGATCCCCATAATAAGGCAGTACTTAATATAAATAAATCTGAGGCTGAAAGAGCTAGAGAAAGAAAGAGAAATAAACTACACAAGCAGCAAGAGGAGCAACAATTGAAGGACAAGGTAGACAATATGTCACTTGAACTTAATCAGATAAAATCCTTATTGACTCAATTAATAGAGAAGACCCAGAATGACATATAAAGTAGTAAATATAACAGATACACATATTGATTTTAGGAATAAAGTCAATGTTGGTCTTAAATTTATGGGCGATTCAGATCAATTAACCACTACACAGGATTCTGATCTTGTTGGTGCTATTAATGAGATTGAAGCTGTATTCGACGCATCCGCTAAAACGATAAACACCACTGGTGATTTTACTGTTGATATTAATGGTGGTGATATTATTCTCGATGCGGGTCTTAACGATATTATCTTAAAAGACTCTGGTTCAGAAAGATTCCGATTTAATTTAGAAACTGCTCCTGTCTTAGGAATAACAGGTGACGGTACAATTTCAGGGTCTGGTTCAGTGACGATTGATGCTGTTACAGATATTATACTTGATGCTAATGGTGCAGATGTTCTTCTTAAAGACGATGGCACACAATTTGGTGCATTAACTAATACTAGTGGCAATCTAATTGTCAAATCAGGTTCTACTACGGCATTAACATTTGCTGGCGCCGATGTAACACTTGCTGGTACTATAACGCCTCCTCTAGGATTAAATACTACAGCTAATGATTT